GCAATGGAAAAGGATTCAGATGATGAATGCCGTGTGTTTTATGTAGCAGCCACACGTGCTCGTAATGAGCTACACGTAGTACAACCACAGAGAGATGGAGGATTCATAATATGAGTTTTAGTAGTGGATTTGCTGTTAAGAAGGACAGCATGAAGAAAGAAGAAATACTGGAAAAAGCATCCGCGCTTATTACCGGTGATAGAAATGATACACATGGTGATGCATTTCAAAACCATGCAGAGATTGCAGAGTTTTGGAATATATTTCTTGATAAAAAGTTACAGCCAATGGCTAATATTACAGCAGAAGATGTAGCGTTGATGATGGTTTTAATGAAAGTATCTAGGCACATTCAAGGAACGAAAAGTAATATAGATAACTTTGTTGATATGGCAGGTTATGCAGCAATAGCAGGAGAAATTAATGACGCAGGACTTATATAAAACAGTAACATCTGATTGGATTGCACCCACGGAGTTCCCGGATCTAAGTGACCGGGAGAAAATAGCAATTGACTTAGAAACATGTGACCCAGGATTAATCAAAGATGGTCCTGGGTGGCCTAAGAAGATAGGTGCAGTTATTGGTATAGCTGTAGCTGCTAATGGATTTAAAGCTTATTACCCTATTGCCCATGAAGGTGGTGGTAACATGGATAGCAAGAAAGTTATTAAATATATTAAATCATTATGTGAAGATGAAGGATTAGAAAAAGTATTTCACAATGCACAATACGACATAGGTTGGCTTAGTGTATTAGGCATAGAAGTTAAAGGACGCATTCATGACACAATGGTAGCAATGGCACTTATTGATGAGAATAGATATTCTTATACATTAAATAGTATATCGTTTGATTACCTTGGTGAATTTAAAAGTGAGGCTAAACTTAAAGAAGCTGCAGCATCATTTGGTGTGGATGCAAAAGCAGAAATGTACAAATTACCCGCAACATTTGTGGGAGAGTATGCTGAGGAAGACGCAAGGCTAACGTTAAAGTTGTATGAGAAATTAGCATGGGAAATTAAAAAAGATAATTTAGATACAATTTACGACATAGAATGTAGACTAATAAAAGTAATATTTAACATGACAAAGAAGGGTGTTAGATTTGATCAAGATAAAGTTTTAGATTTAAACGATAAGTTTAGAAAAAAAGAAAAGAAACTTTTAAAAAGAATAAAAGATTTAACTAACCAAGATGTGGAGATATGGGCCGCGGCTTCGATTGCCAAAGCTTTTGATGCCATGAATCTTCCTTATGACAGAACAACAAAAACAGATTCACCTTCATTTACAAAAATGTTTCTTACAGATCATCCACATGAGTTACCACGTTTAATAGTACAGGCACGCGAGCTTAATAAGTTACGTGGAACTTTTTTACAGGGATTACTAAAACATAATACTAATGGTAGAATTCATGCACACATTAATCAAATTAGATCTGATAGTGGTGGCACTGTTTCTGGTAGATTTAGTTATAATCATCCAAATTTACAACAGATACCAAGTCGTGGTCAGTTTGCGCAAGAAATACGTAAACTATTTATACCTGAAATTGGTGAATACTGGCTTAAAGCAGATTACTCGCAACAAGAGCCCAGGTTACTAACACATTGGGCATGTCTTGTAGGACAGATGGGAGCAGAAGAAGTAAAAGAAGCATACAAAAAAAGTGACCTTGATTTTCATCAGCAGACAGCAGACATGGCAGGCGTTGAAAGAAGACTGGCCAAGACTATTGGATTAGGTGTAATGTATGGCATGGGTTACAACAAGATGGCACGTGAGTTAGATATAGATCCACAAGATGCTAAGAAAATGCTACAGGATTTCCGTGAACGTGTACCTTTTATGCAAGGGATGTTGGAAGCTGTGATGAATAGGGCTAATTCTAAGGGCATTATTCGCACATTGTTAGGTCGTAAATGTAGATTTGATCTGTGGGAGCCTATGGCATGGGGTGTACATAAAGCATTACCACATAACCAGGCAAAGGTAGAATATGGTGATGCAATTAAACGTGCTGGTACCTACAAAGCTTTAAATAGATTAATTCAAGGCTCAGCTGCAGATCAGACAAAGAAAGCCATGGTGGACGTATATGAACAATTAGGAGTTGTACCCTTGATTCAAGTACATGATGAACTAGATTGTTCAGTAAAGAGTGAAAAAGAAGCTAAAGAAATACAACGTGTCATGGAGACATGTGTAGAATTAGAAGTACCATCCAAGGCGGACATAGATCTTGGAGAAAGTTGGGGTGGATAATGACTTGGATATGTAGTGTGTTGCTAATATGTTCTACGTTTAATCCAGTAATGGATTATACAAATAATGAAGAGTTTATTTCAGATGTTGAAACATGTGCATTGCATCTTAACGCATTAGTAGATGATAATGAGAGAATACCTGTGAGTTTAGTAGTAGCACAAGCTATTCATGAATCTAATTGGGGTAAATCTAGGTTTGCTGTAGAGGGTAATAACCTCCTTGGAATTCGCACATTTGACCCATCTGATGATCAATTGAAGCCGCTAAATGTTCCTAATGCGAGCTGGGGGCTTAGGATCTTTGAGACAAAGTGCGAATCCATTGCTTACTATATGTGGTTGCTTAATTATAACCACAACTATTCACAGTTTAGAGAAGAAAGATTATTGCAGTATATCAATGACATAACTGATACTAAAAAGCTTGCTATGACTCTTGCAATATATGCTGAAGATGTATATTATACGCAAAAAATCATCCGTACATTAAAGAAGTTGGAGGCCTATGACAGAGACTAGAAAACCCGGGTACAAGGAACAAGGCAAGAACCGTGCAGCAAATCAAAAAGCTGTACAAGGAGTTAAGCCAGGTTTTGCTATTAACCATGAACAAATGGAATTTGAGAGAAGAAAACTTCTTCAAGAATTATCTGGTAAAATGTCACCAGACAGAAAACAATTAAACATGATGGCAGCAGTAGCAGCTACGGAAGAACCTAAATATTTTAAAACAACAAATTTAACCAAGGCAGGCAAACCAGCAGAATATGATAGCACAGAAGGAGAAGGTGATGAGCGTGAACCAACTATGCGTATATTATCATTAGGAGCTGGTGTTCAATCATCGTGTCTAGCGTTAATGGCACAAGAAGGATTAACGAAACATAAACCAGATTATATGATATTTGCTGATACAGGATGGGAACCATCTTTTGTTTACGAGCATGTAGAATATTTAAAGAAGGCAATAACGATTTGTCCTATAATTACTGTGGAGAGAGGAAACATCAGAGAAGACCTTATTAAAGCAGCGAACCCAGAACCAGGGTCTAAAGAAGAGGAAAAGTCGTTTGCCGGTCGTGTACCAAACCCACCTTTGTTTGCTGCACGTCCTAACGGTGGACGAGTAGGAATGCTTTATAGACAGTGCACACATGATTATAAAGTTATTCCTATTCAAAAGAAAATGCGTGAATTATTAGGTGTTAAACCTAGGCACAGAGTACCTAAAGATATGATTGTAGAACAATGGATTGGTATATCTACAGATGAAGCCATGCGTATGAAGAAGGCTAGAATGCCATGGTTGACATCACGTTGGCCATTAATTGAAATGAGAATGTCACGTGCTGATTGTTTACAGTGGTATCGCGATATAAAAAAACATCCTATGCCAGGTAAATCATCTTGCATCGGTTGTCCTTATCATCACAATGATCAATGGAGAAATATGCAAAAAAATTACCCTAAAGATTGGGAAGATGCATGCGATCTTGATGACAAAATACGTCATGGATTAAAGAATACAGAGACAGAATTGTTTTTACATAAATCAGCTAAGCCACTAAGAGACATCAATTTTTTAGAACCTAAAGCTCAAGCATCATTGTTTGGTGAAACATTTGATGAAGAATTTGCAGATGAATGTGAGGGCATTTGTGGAGTATGATAAAAAAACCGTGCGCCAAGGACCTGAATTTTTATGTTCAGAATGTGACACATGGTTTAAGAAATTAGTTTACTGGACGAGTAAAAAATTTAACCCGGATCAAGAATACCAAATGGTATTCTTATGTGGTCCAAAATGTGCAACGGAGAAATATGAACGAGAAAGTACCAGCAACGTTAGCTAAGATACCTTTACAAGAGACAAGGATATTTTATGAACGTTATGCAAATTATGGAAATTTAAATAATCTTTTATTAACAGAAATTGAAGAAGCTAGAAAAGAAGATAAAGTTGGCATGCCTGCTGGTAATGCTGGATGTTGGCGTAGTATGTACAAATACAAATGTGAAACAGAATTGTTTAAAGCATTTGGTTTATTGTTAAGTGGTTGGATGGATCATTATTTTCCAAAAGAAAAAATGGATGCACAGATAACATACTGGACAAACGTTAATGAACCTGGTTCTGTTAATATGTTTCATTCACACTACCGCGCTAATTGTGATGTGTCTGGAGTATACTACATACAAGGTGGTAGAACTGGCATTATTAGATTTGCAACTAATGAACAGATGAATAAAATGATTAGACCAGGACAACCTTATTCTAATATGATTGGTCATGAGCCACAAGATGGTGATTGTTTAGTCTGGCCTTCTTATTTATTACATGATGTAGATGTAAATAGATCTGATAGACAAAGAATTTCAATTGCATTTAATGCAGTAATAGAAAGATCTAACAAAGATAACGTGATAGAGATGCCTAATGCCACTAAATCCTAAATACCGCGATATAAATGGTCATGTAATGGCTGTTTGGGACCCAAATGACGATCATAAAAAAACGGCGGTTTTCAGCCAAATAAAAAAGCTCATAATTGCCTGCTATCGGGGTTTAAAGACATGGGTGGTAGGATTCATCCCGGGGTTTTAACTGAAAATGGCTAAATATGTACTACAATGGTATTGGGACAGAGATCATCTAGGTAATAAATATAAAGCAAGTTATTTTGGACCGAGATTAGATTGGATGAACTTAGATAAGAGTGAAATTAATGATAAAAGAAAAATTAAGAAGATACGTAAAAACGTTAAATGATATTTCTGATGATCAAGACAAGTATGCTTGGTTAATGTTGTTTGGAAAAAAATCCATGAACATGCAAAAAGAATTAAAACAAGAAAAATTTGAAATACCTGGTTGCCAGACACGTACGTGGTTAGTTCCACATTTTATAAATAATAAATATTCTTTTAGTGCTGATTCAGATGCACTCATATCACGCGGTATGGTAAATTTATTAGCTGATGTTTTTAGTGGTTCAACTTCAAAAGAGATTTTATCTTTTGAAAGAAGAGATTTAGAAGATTTACATTTAGATGTTTTGTTGACGCCTGGACGAAGGAATGGCGTGCATGGTATGTTGCAGAAAATTCGAGAGTACGCGCAACAACCAAACTAAACACTAATCCCACTTAGCTTTAGCGCGGAGAGACCATCTTTCAAATGCTGCTGCATCTATTTCTTTTTTAACCATTGTAGCACCCTCTGGCACCGTATTATATAATGCAATTACTTCACCATCTTCTATATGCACAATACCAGGACCACAAAAAGCATCTTTAACAAATTCTGTATTTTTCTTTTTAAGCAGTCTTACTTCTTTCATACATTTAGATAATGATTCCATGGGAATGTATTGTGTCATTTGCGTTGCTTGGTCATTCATGTTACCAAAAACAAACATAAGTATTATGCTAATGACTTCCATTTGCCCTCACTTTGTCTTCTAGTTTTTCGCTATCTATAATTAATTTTTCTATGTCTTGCTGTGCTCTTTTTATATTTACAGTATTACTCATCATTCCTTCCATCTCTTCTTGCATAGCTTCTATTTGTGTAGCCATAAATTCAATCAACATGTCCTGCTGAGCATCTGCTGGTAAACTTCCCATTTCACCTCTAGGCCATAAAATTCTAAACTCTGTGTTTTTCTGGACGTCGGCAATCATTAGTTTGCCATTTGTTTCAATGTTATTCAAGCGTTCCACAATCCCAAAATAGCTCCACACGCCAATTGCAACGGCTCCTAGTATGCTGAGAAGATTTCTCATAGGCATGCTTATCGCTGTGTTATCTGATACTTTCATGCCCCACAACTATCACAAAAATCATCACATGTACATGGATCTTGGTTACAGGCCGGGCACTCTTTATTGGGCATTTTCTGCCTTTTTATTGACCCCTTTGCACATTTCACGAACAGTGGCAAATTCAGGACCTAATTCTAGGTCTTTATATTTAGCACAGTTAGCTAATAATTCTAATTCTTGACGTAATTTGTCATTTTCTTGCAACAGTTCTATGGTTTCATTGTTGCACGTTGACTGTAAAGGCCAACTAAAACGTAATCCAATGGTTCCGTTGACGTCATCATCATAGGATGTGTAGCTGTTATTAGGATCGCCATCACCATCTTGATATATATCTTTACCATCTGTTCCTCTAAGTTCTGTGTACAATTCTATTCTACCACGTTCACAGCTGCTATTGCTGTTACCTAAATAATCATTTCTTGCTTGTGTTTTACTACTGAATAAACATAATATTATTATAAGTACAGTTAAAGATATTAATAAACCTCTTTCCCAGTTCATTAATAACCACCTGAAGCTACTCTTTCTAAATCTTTAATATCATAACCTATTTGTCGTATTGCATCGGAGTTTGTTCTTACTAATTCTTCTAACGCCTGGTACTCTGCTTGTGATGCTAGCTTGTAGGAACCATCACGCAATGCCGCAACAATACCCTCGATACGTCCTACCCATGATGCCATTTCTGCCATTTCTTTTACCAGCTCTTCCCTTGCTGACGAATAATTGCTAGAGTTTATGTTAGTTTTATCAGTGAAAATAGCGTGGATATTATCCAGATCTCCGTAAACACGTTGTTCTAAGTTTTTTACTTCTACTTTTAATAAAGCAATTGTATTAGTGCTTTCATCAATTTGTGCGGTTAACTTATTGATATAGTTGAGAGATCCGTATGCACCGGCTATCAAAGATATAAGAATTGGCAATGACGCCAGGTATTTAAAGTACTTCATGTCCCTCCAGGATTATGTGTCAGTAGTGTGTATACCAAGAATTGGGAAAGAATCAAAGGGAATACAGAAAGCTTCTGTCTTTAATTTACTTTTATATTCCAAGTCTTTAGCAGCATATGCATTCATGTATCCATCACGTGCATCAAGGCAGTGTGCTTCACTTGGATAAATCATTGCATTGTAACGTACCGATGGCATGTTAGGCATCGATATAATCATTAATAAAAAAAATATTTTCACTCTTGTTCCTTTAGATCGTAGAAGTAGTTTGTATCATCTCCTGCGGTCCATTTACTTTTGTTTTCTACTGAGTAATATTGTGTTGATACTTTAAAGTCAGGCTGCAACGTCTTGGCAGGTGTTAAAGACTTATCATAGAATATTACTCTATTGTTAGGTTGGGCTGCGTAGTGTCCATTATCTAACTCTAATATATTAAACGATTTGTGCTCCTCTGGGACCTCTGAATAAGATGTATTTAGGGTGTTACTGTCCGCATGGCAGTTGTCAATCGTAAATAAGTATTCACCATAGTACCATTTTTTACTAGGAGCAAGGTATTTACAACGTGTGCCTGCTAACGATTCTTTTTCAATAACTGTCATGTGGTAGCTAAATGCATCCCACAGTTGTAGCTCTTCTAGTTCTAAATTTAGTTCCGTTTTGTGACTAACGAACGCTGATATAGGTAATTTGTCATATAATGCGCCGTAATCTGGTAAATACGTTTCGAAGTAAAGTGCACGTCCCTGGATTGATTTGACCGAGGCCCAAAGACCTTCTACAAATTCACCGTGTCCTTTTTGATGATCATACAGGTATTCTTTTTTTATTAATACTTTAGTTGGTGGTAGATTTGCTACTAGAAATGCCATTTCCCCTCATGTAATGTTTATGTGGTTCATATTTTAACCATTTTATAAATTTAATCCAGTAGTTTAGCATAGTCCTTTAATTGGGGACCAAGGCACTACTTGAGTGCGCTTAGTCCACCGAGATGAAATGAAGTTGAGAAATTATGTGTACATTATGTGTCAATTATGTGCAAGTAAAAAATACTTGACAGGTTTTTTATCCACAGTGTCAATAAAATAATTTATCTTGACATAAATAATGGCGGAAAACAGGGAAATAAAACTCTTGTTTTGTTCACGTGAACATGGTATACACCCTTATACGAAAGAGAAGGCCAGCACAATTGCAATGGGTTGGCACTCTCTGGCTGAACAACAATAACAAAGTTGTAAGGCACATTTTTAGGGAAGTACGGACAAGTGTCTGAGGTAACTAAGGGTGGTACTGAAGTAGCGTTATTATGTAGAACATGATTTGTCGTGAAAAGGTTGTAGGTGCGGTCATGCAAGTCCTACGAGAGCTTTCGTATTAGAAAGATATTATGTTAAGTATAAAGAAGTTTGATGATTGGTTAAATAAATCTATTAAAGGTAATAAGATTACTTATTACCGTGGTTATTTATGTGGACCATGGTTACAAAAATTATCACCTACCATGGATGAGCGTCGTGTACGTAAGATTAAGAATCATGTGTACGCAGCTGCAGAAAGTGGTGTGGTAACGTTAGTACAAAAGAAACATTCAGATTTTGATTACGAGTACATAGCAGTGAGGATATGATGTGGGATATATTTTGGTTTTTTATGATACCTGTTAAAATTATAATTGGATTTTATTTGGCGTACCATGCGTCAATGTTTTTGTTAGGATTAATATGAGCGTTATTAAAGAAGTAAGTGTACATGATGAATTAAAACGTGCACGTGATGAATTTTATGATGCTATGTTTGAAGGTGACGAAGAGCGCATGCTTGCAGCTAATAATGCTGTTGGGTATTA